CAGTTCTCGTTGAAATGAGAAGCTTTCGGGAAGAAGCCTCCGGGCTTGTCCCGGAGGAGGTTCACAGTTGACATTGTATAGTATATAGTAGTATAGTGTTAACATAGGATAACCATAAATAAAAATAATTAACGATTAAAAGATAACAAGGAAGAAGACTCTTTGTGATCTTTTTTAGGTTGCGAGGTGATTGGGATGCCCGGGGGTAGGCCTTTAAAATTTAGTAGTGTCGAGGATCTTCAATCCAAGATAGACGCATACTTCGATTCCTGTTATCAGGAGGTCGTTGAACGAGATAAAGATGGCAACGTCATTTATAATAGCGAAGGCAAGCCGATGATTTACAGGGCGCAAATAGAACCGTTTACAATCACGGGTCTAGCTCTAGCTCTAGACACAACCAGGGAAACTTTAATGGATATTGAAGACGGAAATCGTTCGTATACTGAGCGATTCTCTGACGCCGTAAAAAAAGCCAAGCTACGCTGCCAGAACTATGCAGAGAAGCAGATATTCATGTCCAAAAACCCAGCCGGAGCCATATTCGCCTTAAAGAATTACGGATGGAAAGATAAGCAAGACATTGACGTAAGTATTGCGCCGAAGTTAACCGAAAACCCTAACAAACTTCTGGAACTACGAAAACAAATCCCAGTCATTGAAGGCGAAGTCGAAGTTATTGGGTAAGCAGCGAAAAAACCACGCATCTAAATAATTTACCTAAATATTTGACATCCCCTAAAAACCCATTAATGGCGCGGTAAGTTTACGCTAAATAAAAAAACGTGTTCCGTTAATCAACATTATGTAAACCGAACAGAATTATTTTTACGCTGCTGTATTCATTGTTACAGTAAGTGTTAAGGTGTTCTGTATAGCAATACTTAAAATTTTTATGCTGGTTTCCGGTGGAGCGTAACAAGTAATGGTGTAATTTTGGCATCAAAAGGAGCCCTAAAGGCTCCTTTTTTCTTCCCAACAAAAAGACAGGTGATTCCAACATGGAAGAATGGGAAATTATCCTCTTAAACGAATACCTGGACAAACATTTCCCAGCGCAGGCTATCGATAAACTCCTAAAAGAGGGCACCCCGTTATCTGGCCCAAAAGGACTTAGGAAGCAGTTGGCCGAACTGGATATGGAATACTTTGCCCGGGCCTACTTCCCTGAGCGACTATTTCGTGATATGCCGGAGTTCCACTCTCAGGGATACCGGGATCTACAGCAAATAGCCGACAACCCCGGCGGAAACAAGCGCGCCGAGGCGGCTCCCCGGGGCTACTCAAAATCAACCAGAACCACTTTGATATTCCCTTTGTACTGTACCTTGTACCGCAAGAAAAAGTATATCTTCATCATCAGCGATACCGCCAACCAGTCCAGCGAGTTCCTGCAGGACATTCAGCACGAACTGGAGTCAAATGAGCGCATCCTGCAAGACTTTGGCGACTTGGCTGGGCAGCCTTGGAACACAAACGAGTGCATAACCAAGACCGGTATTAAGCTAGAGTGTGCCGGCAGTGGCCAGAAGATCCGTGGCCGCAGGCATGGCGCATACCGCCCCGACCTGGTCGTCTTAGATGACCTGGAAAACGACGAGAACACGGCTACGCCGGAGCAGCGGGCCAAGCTGAAGAACTGGTTTACCAAGGTTGTCCTGAAAATCGGCGACTCCTACACAGACTTTGTCTACGTTGGGACCATCATCCACTACGACTCCCTTTTTAGCTGGGCCTTGACAAATCCAATCTGGCAGCCGGTAGTTTATCGGGCCGTTATCTCGTTCGCTACCAGCTGTGATTTATGGGATGAGTGGGAGTCCATCCTGACCGACATGAGCAAACCAAAACGCCAGGCTGATGCGCTGGCGTTTTTTAATGCTAACAAACAGGACATGCTCTCCGGAACCGAAGTCCTATGGCCGGAAAAGCAAAACTACTACGACCTTATGCTGGTCCGTGTTACTGAGGGTGAGGCCAGCTTCAACTCCGAACTTCAAAACGAGCCGATCAATCCCGAAGACAGGCTTTTCAGCTGCAAATTCTACGACACGCTTCCTCCCCGGGAGGAGATGCGAGTTGTTGCTGCCGTCGACCCCAGCATGGGGAAAACAGCCCAATCCGACTTTACAGCTATTATTGTCGTTGGCAAGCACCTGAAAACTGGCTACCTCTACATCATCGACGCAGTATTGAAGCGCATGCACCCAGACAAAATCATCGAAACACTGTTTGATCTACATAACTTTTGGCGCCTTGATGAGACATGCGTTGAAACCGTGCAGTTCCAACAGTTTTTCAAAGACGAAATCGCCAAACGATCGGCTCGGGCCGGGATATACCTAAATCTGCGGGAAGTAAAATCAATCAAGAATAAGGAGCTGAGAATCCAGTCCATCCAACCCACTATAAATAACGGTTACGTCAAATTCTCTAAAAGTCAGCGTCTTTTGGTTGAACAACTCGAAAACTGGCCAAAAGCCGCCCACGACGATGGGCCTGACGCTTTGGAAATGGTCATATCCGCGCTACTGGGGTCATGCTCAATGCTTATTTACGGCGCGTGGAGCGACAAAGAAAACACCTTCAACGACGAAACAATGCCGGCCGGACTCAAATATACAGCCAGCCGGTCCATAGCTGTCGACTACGGGACCACAAACCCCATGGTGTTCCTGGATCTATGGGATGACGGGGAAACAATTTGGCAGGTCAACGAATATCACTACGACAGCCATGAGATCGGAATCCAAAAGACAGACGCACAATACGCCGATGACTTGGAACAGTTCATTGGAGACGCCGACGGTGACGAAATACCAGACGAAATTATCCTTGACGCAGAAGTGGCCGCCAGTTTCAAGTCAGAACTGCGCCAGCGGGGATTCCGGGTCAAGGACGCCAATACCGACCTAGACAGCGGCATCCGCATCACAGCTACGATGATAAACCGCCGACTATACAGGGTCCACGAGCGGTGCAAAAACACAATCAACGAGATCCTTTTCTACCGATGGGACGAAAAATCAAGAGAGAGCGGCAAGGAAGAACCGATAGGCATCAACGACGACACCGTTACCGCCATTCGGTTCTTTATGAAGACAAGGATTAAACCTTGGAGGTTGACGGCATGAGTATCCCGAGTTACGAACACTTCTTCAATGATGAAGCCGTTAAATTGATTGAGTGGATGACTACGGAGAAGAATCGCCTCCGTCGAACAAAGATTTACCGGGTGGCATGCCGGATGGAAAAGTTTTTTAGAAATAAAAATTATTTACCTGATGATTGTTACTGGTGGGGTACAAAAAGGGCGCGCTCAATGATGTTTTTAACCGCACCTCACTGCCCTCCACCACCTGCCCGGCCAGAGCAGGACGCCTGTGGATGTGGAGGTTGGTGGCATGAGTAAATCAAGCACAAAAAGAAAAACACGCGACAAACAAAAACCGATACCCGAAACCACATCCTCCAATCCGGCCCCCCACCTAACACTCGACGCCTTCCAGAACACCCTAGCCCGACTAGGGTGGGGCACCCCGAACATGGTGGAGGCAACACAATACCCTTTGACCCGGCTGACCCAGAACTACACACTAATGAACAGCCTTTACCGCAGTCATTGGGTGGTGCGTCGAATTATCGACGTCATCCCGGAGGATATGTGCAAAAATTGGTATCAAATATCCAGTCAACTATCGCCCGAGGTCATTGACCGCATCGCCAAACTTGAGCGCCGAACCAATGTCAAGTCCAAAATACTCGAAGGTCTTAAATGGGGTCGCCTTTACGGTGGCGCCGCCGCTATTATGATGATCGACGGCCACGAGAACATTCTTGACCAACCCCTGGACCTGGACATGGTGTTCCCGGGGACTTACAAAGGTTTACTCGTGGTGGACCGCTGGTCCGGCATTTGCCCAGGCCCCGACATGGTGACCGATATCAACGATCCCGAGTTCGGGTTGCCCGACACATATCAGGTAACCAACAACGCCCTACACACCACAATCAACGTCCACCATAGCCGTCTACTTCGATTCATTGGACGGGATCTTCCAAACTGGGAAAAACAGGCGGAGGTATACTGGGGCGCCTCAGAAGTCGAGCACGTTTTCGACGAATTAAAAAAGAGGGATAATACCTCCTACAACATCGCCAATCTTGTTTTCCACGCCAACCTTAAGGTTTTGCAAATGAACGACCTTGGTCAAATGTTGGCAACAGGGAACAAGGCGGCACAGCAGCAGCTATACAACACCGTCCAGGCCCAAAATTGGCTAATGAACAACTTCGGACTATACTTGCTTGACAAAGACGACTCCTTTGATACCAAGTCATACACGTTTTCCGGCTTATCAGATGTTTACGAATGCTTCATGATGGACGTTGCTGGGGCTGCAGAGATTCCGGCAACAAAGCTTTTTGGACGAAGCCCGGCAGGACTAAACGCCACAGGGGAAAGCGATCTGCAAAACTACTATGACACCATCGAGGAAAAGCAAGAGGCGTATCTTAGGCCGGTACTGGACAAACTTCTGTCGGTCCTTTTTATGAGTGAATTGGGTGCCGTACCGGATGACCTGGATTACCGCTTCAACCCGATGCGAAGGTCCTCCGACACGGAGAAATCAGACCTCGCAGGCAAGCGGACGGATGCTGTGATTGATGCATTCAACGCAGGGCTGACCAGTCAGCGAGTGTCACTCAAAGAACTCAGGCAAATGGAAGACTCGACCGGAATGTGGTCCAACATAACCGACGAAGACATTGACAAGGCAAGCGATACGACACAGCCGGCCGGGGAGTCACTGCCAGATCTGGGTTTACTGGGGGGTGCTCTGAGTGACCCGAAACTCATGGGAACCTAATCAGCGCATCGAGCAAGGCTACTTTCGCTCACTTCAAGAAATAACCGTGTATCTACGAGAGGCCATTAAAAACGAAACCGACCCGTTTAAAATCGCTAGAATCCTAAAAACCATACTCAATACCCCGACATTCAATCGCTACGCACAGGCAACGGCATATCAAATGGTAACCAATCTGTTTGTCAGCAACGCCAAGTCATGGCGGGAGGCGGCGCGGCAG